TCATAGCCTGTCCTATGTAAAGATTCACTCCCAATTTATCACAATAGTTTTGTACTTGCTTGATTGCTTTCACTGATAGATACACTAGCCATTTGTGTGTTAGCACTCGTGACATCAATTGATATTCAAATGATCCCAATTCTTTTTTATCTATTTCTGGCCATATCTTAATGTGTTGATCATCTTCACTGTAATAGTCTATACGGTGTGCAGTGGTTAACATCCAAAACACCTGATCACCTTTTTTAACATCTGAACGCAGTATTTGATCTGCGGCCCATGGTATACTGGCTCTAGGTGCGGCCAGTACTGTTACTGGTACATTTAATTTTTTTGCCAGTTGTGTTGCCCATCTTTCACTATTTTCTACACCAACTGATGATGTATAACTACACCCAAGGCACCATATTTGTTGATTGTCTGTTTTACGTTGATCTATTAGATCATTTAAAATGACATGCGGATATTTAGAAAAGAAAAGACTAGCAAATTCTTTAAGTTCTTGAGAACAGTTAATGTCAGTATCTATACGATCTGCAGACAATGCTAGTTTAATTAAATTACTATGATCAACATCACTGTCGCTGGTATACAAAACATCATTGCCAATGACTTCTGTAACATTAGAATTTGTACATAGCAGGGCAGTTGGATGTATTGATTTAACTCTTTCAGCAAATTCTTCGCTGGTGTCACCTAGATATAGTCTCATGTGTATATTTACATGAGAGTATTAGTTTGATGTTATGTCTTGAATGCTAGTCTGTTGCCAGGACGTTTATTTGATTGAAAGTCTGACGCACTAAACATAATTTTGCCTGTGAATACTGGAGGCCAAACAACGTCAAATTTTTGCCAACCAACAGCATCACCAGTTCTTGATGTAAATTGATTAACTTGAACAAGGTTAGCACGAGTTAAAATAAATCTAAAGAACTCAGATGATAAAGCAACATCTTCATTTAGATATTTGACTACAATACGTGCTATTGCTGATATGAGATGATAACAAACCGCATAGTCAGGTTTGTCTTTTTTTGCATTCATGATAGTTGTATCATTTAATATATTTTTAAGATTTTGACTTAATCCACTGGTGTCCTTAGTAATTTTTTCTGCTAGATATCTACGAACTATGTTTGCATCATCTTCACTTAATTTGTTTAGTGCTACTGCTAATTTTAACGGACCTTCAACAGATGTATTTGTTGTTATGATATTAACTGCCTTGACAAATTTATCATATTTGGTTGCTAGTAAATTTTTATCTTCCGCACTAAAACGTTCAGGGTATCGTTTAATCACCGTGGCTATACTGGCCAAAGAAGCCGCACCACCTTTTCCTTCTGCTTTGTTACTGATACGCAACACTGTTCCGTTTGCCCAGGTTAATTGACTGTCATATAGAGGTTCATTGAGTGCTTCTGGATAGAATGCAGACCTTGCTGATTTCCAAGTAACTCCTAATGGTTTAAGCAATTCTGTATTTACTGATTGATAGTCTCCGCCAGCCAATGTTCCATCAATTAATGCTAACGGTGTAGTGACTTCACCAAAATCAACTTTAATATCTCTTTCATATGGTGCTAGTCCTTCAACTGGATTTTTCTTACCAAGCAGTGCATTGTTTGTTAGTTCAACAAATTTAAGAACCAGTTCATCATCAATGCCTTTATCTTTAAGTTTTTGTTCTACTTGTACAGGAACTTCAACAGCTCTAACATCAGTGTTAACTGCTACAGTGTCAACTGGTTTAAGATCTATTCTTTTGATTACTTCTGCTGTTTTATTCTTGCCAGTACCTGTTACTCGAGTCTGTTCCCATTCAAGTCCAGTTTCTCTGTAGAAGTCTGCAGGAGTCCAGTGCATACCAAGTACGTCCATAGTTCTTTTACGGAACCACTTTAAGAACGGATATAGTTTACCTGCTTCGTCTTGCATGACTATCAGCATAGCGGCTGATGGTGCATTTGGTTGTTTATTAACAACCTTAACATCATCCATTTTAAGACGCATGTTTTCTACCACAGTTTCTAATTCTAACAGTAGATCTTGCATTGGTAATTCAGTAGATTCTAGTGGCAGTTGAACCAAGTTGGCCATTTTGTATCTATTATCGTTAGCGTCAGTCCAATAGTGAGGTGTGGTTTGACTTTCTAGCCAACGTTTGGCCATACCTCCAGCTGATTCTTTAAGTTCTGTATATTTCATGATAATGTATTTATCTTTGCCAGTTTTTAAGAAGTTCAGAGCTTGAGTTGATCTTGTTACCGCCAACTCCGAAAGCAAACTCAACTGAAGGATCGTTTTTAAAATGATCTAGTTCGGGAATGTTATTAGCAGTACGATCGCCACCATTACAAAAAATAATAACACTGTTAGGATAAAGCATTTTAGCGTTATTAATAGCTTCAATGGCTGTGTTGTCACGATCATCAAATAGAAAAACACCTTCAACCATTTTTAAATGTTTAATGATTTCTATTCTATCACTGCTTGGCATAAATTCTTTACCTTTTTTTCTTTCTAACCAAGAGGATGAGTTTACTCCAACTAGTAATAGATTTGCCATTGACCTAGCTTCTTTGAAATAACTTATGTGTCCTTTATGCAACGGGTCAAACCCACCCGTAACTAAAGCCACTCGATTGATCATTTTACAAATCTCTGTTTTGGTGCTCGTTGAATACCTGCAGGCTTCAACGTTTCTTGTGTCACTTCCTTAGGTTTATTTGATTTGATTTTATTACTTGTACTAGATTTAGTTGTATTTCGTACACCGTTGTTAGTAACTGGAACATCTGGAATTTCTGTTACAGGTTGTACCCAATCTATGTAATAATTTTCTCTATCTAACCAGGACATAACTATTTCTTCTTGTTTAGGAAAGCCACGCCTATTAACACTTTCCACAATACTTGGATGTAATAATCCAGCATCACATAAATCATACCATGATGTTTTTTTTGGGTCCATTGGTTCAATATTACTTTTATATACAGCAAGTTTAACCCACGGATTCTGCCATTTCTTTAAAAGATATGCATCACAACAATCAAATCCATTTACTGCCAACATATATATTAAACTCAAAGGAGTATGATTGTAAAAACAACCGCTAGGTGTATGGCTTTGGTATCTATTATTGATAACACCACTAGTTTGAGAAACATGTAAGCATAACATGCCATTTGTAGTCATTTGTTCATTCCAAAACTTTAGTGTTTCTAATGGGTTAGTGCTGTATTGTAAACTGTCATGAGCCCACATTAGATCAATTGATACTGGCAGTATCTGTCTTTCTGTAAAATCTCTGTTTATTTTAAAAATATTTTTGTGATTTGCTATCTTGTCTAACTTTTGTTGATCAATATCTACGGCATAACATTTATAGTTATAAGGCTCTGGTGGCTCATCCTTGCTTTCAAGTGTAGCAAACCATTCAATGTCTCCGCCTTGGCCACAGCCCATATCTGCTACAGTTTTAAGACTTTCTAAAAAAGAATCATAACCCCAAATTAATTTACGGGTTTCCCAACTATCATGATTAACCAACTGATGCATCCTCCATACCTGCTGTACGCAGTCTAGTAATGTGGCCCAGCATGAAGTTTTTACTTTCTAGTCCTTTCATAACACCTAACCATTTATTTCTAAGTAAGGCTACTTCGTTAATAATAGTTTCAAAGTCAATGATTTCATCCTCTCCGTCTACATATTTTTCGGCGTCTCTCGACGTTAATGCTCTGTTGTAGGCTTCAAGATATTTTTGAAAGTGTTTGCGTCTTAGTTTTCTTAACTGTATATTAAGATAATTTAAAACTGCTTCAATTTCTTGTAGTTGATTAAAACGATGCTCAGTGACACCAGGTAATCCGCCTAGAGCTTTTTCTATATTGCCATGAACGGAAATTTCTTTTTTTGCCACATCTAGTTCAAATTCATAATGTCTGATCATATCAGGTATAGCATCTAATCCTGCAACTACTTTACTGTACCACATTAGTAATCGTCACTCCCATAGTCATCGTCTTCTTCATCGTAGACTTCATCCTCACCTACCAGTTCTTGAACTGCTCTTCCTAGATAACTATCTGTTGCTCCAAATGTTTTTAAATCTTCATCAGATATTCCGCTGTCAGCGACTACACTAACCACATGATCAGCCGCTGTTTGTCTATCCTTTGATGGAATATATTCTTTGGCTGTTAGCCATAAATCTCCAAGAATATCAACATCTATTGTCATTTTGCTTTTTCCTCTGTTACCTCATGGACATCACCATGTCCATCAACGGTTAATTTTGTCTCTGCCATTACTTCTGCGGCGTCATCAACGGCACTTGGTAATGATTCTGCTTCATCATTACTTAGCCTTTTTAGACTAGAACTTATCTCTTTCATAGCGATGTCTAAACAACCATCAGTATTGGCTTCCCATGCTTTACGGAACTGTTTGATAACTGTACCATCTGCTGTGGTATAAACCAGACTGTTGCCTTCTTTATTTAAAAGTTTTTTACTTTCAAGCATGTCAACTAATCCTGAGTATGGATTCATACCAGTTTCATATGGAATCTTAACCTGTACTGATTCAAAAGGTTTAGCATAACGAGTTTTCATAATCTTACATGAAGCACGTATACCTTTAACTTCTGATATCTTGTTACCAGCTTCATCTTCTTTCAGTTTAAGTTTTTTCATAGCAACAACAATTGAACTAGCGTAGATAAAGCCCTGTCCACCTGATATTTTATCATCTGGATCAAACATATCTTGTGAAGCGTAGGTGTGATTAGTTGCTACCAGGCCAACGTTGTGGCTACCAAACATGTTAACACAGTTACGGACAAGTGCTGTCAGTGCTTTAGGCTTACGACCCATGTCACCTTTCATGTCACCTGCTTCAAATTGATTAACGTCTGTGGGTGTTAACATCATACCTAAACTATCAATAACAAATAGAACTTTAGGACGCTCTTCTTCAGGTAGTCCTTTATACTCTTTCATAAACTCACTAATTGTCTTAGCAACATCGTCAATCATTGCTACGTTAAGTTTGAGTAGTTTATCCTCACTGGTGTCAACTCCTAAGGCTTTTAACCAATCTTCGTCTAAGGCATTTTCTGTGTCTATTAGAATTGGATATATACCCTGATCCTGTGCGTGTTTGATAATGTTACCTGAACAGATATATGACTTACCCGCACCAGACTCACCTGCAAACACTGTTACCTTACCCAACGGAATGCCTCGTTCAAAATCACCACTGATAAGATAATTCAGTGTATAATTTCCTGTTGAGACCCAATCAGTTGGATCGTTAAAGCCAATCCCCAAACCATCAATGCTTTTGGTAATTGACTTTCTAAATTTTGATAAATCAAACGGTTTTGCCATGTTATTGCCTCTCTAATGTGCTATAAAAATTTGTGAATATCTTTTTACTATCAATATTCCTACGCTTATCAATTTTTTCAATTTGTGATAAACTATGTTCAATATTCTTTTCCATAGGTTTCTTTATATATTGTAACATATTCTTTAGACTATTTTCAAGTAAAAATCCTGGTTTTTCATCAATCAACTCTACCAATTTATCATTGACTTGCTCTAAAACTTGATTTGGTAAATGTCTAATGTCCATAAAAGTTGGTGCTGTTAACGGTCCAATAATAAAACTGTTCTTGTGAAATCCTAGACCTTCTAAAAACTCGACACAATCAAAAATTGACATATAATTTAATATGTGATGTAACATGTTAAAACTGACCTTGTGTTCTAAGTTTCTAATAACCTCAAGATTTTCTAAAAACTCTTTCCAAACTCCACCGTATCTAATATATTCAAATTCTTTGTCCATCTCGTCAATGCTAACAGTCCAATGTACATTTTTAAACTGACAAATTAGATCAAACACAGGAGTACCAGTACGGCTTAGATTAGTGTTAACTCTAACGTTAACATCTGGATTTACTTCTAATAAAAGTTTAAGTAATTCCTCGTTTTCTTTCATCAACAAGGGTTCTCCGCCTGCTAGGTAAACGTGTTTAAGTTTGTGTGCATTATCAAACACGTATTGTTTAAGTTCTTCCACACGTTCTTGTGAAGGTTCATCTACTTTAATTTTTAGTTCCTTGGCCCATTTACTAGAATATTCAGGACCGCAATACACGCAACTATGATTACATGCGTTGGACCATCGTATATCAATTTTATTAAGATCAAAATTATCTACTGAATCATATAGGTCTAATGGTACTTCTTTAAGTTCTTTGATATAAAATATTCTATCACTTATTATATCAAACTTACCTCTTTGACCTTTTTCTAAATCATAACAGACGTTACATCCTAGGCCATCACGGTGCTTTAACATTTCATTTTTTGTTACAGTATTGTGCTTTAATATATCATGTATTGAATTATGTTTTAGATCACCAATTGGTCGCTGACTGCGTATACAGTTAAGTACCTCGCCGCTAGGAAAATACATGAACCCTGTCCATGGAATAGGGCAGAATTTTGCGTTGGTTAAGTATTCTTTACTGTCCACGTATAATCTACCCCAATACTTAATTCATATACCTTCAATGAAGGATCTATATTTTCTAATGTGTCAACTACTTT